TTATTTTATTCGAGCACTTTCGCGCTCTATGCGTTCCATCCGATCGAGCAATTGCATGTTGAGATCGCGCTGGCCGAAGAAGCCGGATTGGGTCTGTTTGATCTCATCAATCTGTCGCTGCAGGTTCTGGGTGGATGCCAATCGCGAATCCCGTTCGCTGGCTAGCTGGGTATCGTAGGACGCCCAGACACGCTCATGTTCCTTGCGGGGCACCTGTCCATCCTGCAAAGCTTTGACCGAAGCTTCCATGCGGGCGCGGTCCTCCTGCCCTCGCGCCTGGCGCCAGTCCATTTCCTGACGTGTAACCATATTCTCGGAAAGCGCCGAGACCGCGCTTTTCAAGTCGGTGGTGGCGGTATTGATGGGCCAATATGCCAAACCACCCAGCAAAGTGCAGAACGTCAGTGCTACCCCAAGCGCTTGCCACTGCGGCTTGTTCCTCTCCGCAATCGTCGTGGACAAAGCCGAGATGGAATTACGCGTCTCGTTGGCAAGCCCGCTGAGAGCGGTCTCCATTTGCTTGAAACCCGAGCGCATTTCGGATTCGAGATCGGTCTGCCGTCGGCCTAGGTTCGTTACTCGTTCCCCCAACTGAGCATGTGCTGCGTCGAGATACTGACGTGCCACCGTGTCATTGCTGTTGCTCATGTCATCCACCATAAGTTTTTCTGCCCGTCTGCCTGCTGTGCAAGTGCTATTGAATTGATTTGCGCAAATTATCGTAGAAGCCCGAACAACGATCGGTTCGTGCATTCTGTCGTTCCAGGGCGACGCGTTCTCGCTTTAGAACTGATCTAGTCTCAACACCTACAGAAAGCCCCGCATGGGGCTCCTTAAACCGACAGTCTTCCGGATAAGGTGGGAGATTTACCCGAGCCGCGGCCATACCCTGCTCCCTTGGCGTTCTCCGTGGCTTCCTGATAGCACGCAATTACGGTCTCGCCGGCATTGACTTGACGCTGGAACTCGGCCGCCTTCACTTCTGCCGCCGTTGCACGCGCCTCGACAACGTAGCCGCGCCGAGCGTCGGCTCGTTCCATGGGTACGATTTCGAGCGAATAGAACGCCGCGGTGACTGCTGCCCCGGCGAGCGCATAGAGGGCCGCCTTGAAGGCTTCGAGGATTGTCATGGCCCCTCCTCCGCGATTTGAGCGACCGGTGCCGCTGGTGTGACCTCCTCGACGCGCGTTTCGACCCGACGGCCGCCAGCACCGAACCGCCGCTTGTTCTGATCATCCCAGATCGCGCCGAAGACATAGGAGCCGAGCGTGCTGCCGGCGAGCGTTAGGGCACCGACCGCAACTGTCTCGCGAAGCGAACTCTCTCCGCCGGCAAGAGTGATGTAGGTTACAATGCCACCACACCAAAGAATGGTGCCGATGACCAGGCTGCGCCGAACACGCCATGCGTCAGGATCGATCATCATCAACCCTCGTACAGCTTCGACTTCTTGGCCCAATCGCGCCAAGGGCTCAGTTCGTAATGCGGAGCGTCCCATCCGTCAGCGAAGTTGCCGTCACCATTCCAGTCGAGACCACTGCGCAACGGGATATTCTTCGCCTTGGCGATCCGCATCATCACCCGGTAAAGATCGATGAATGCCTGTTTGTTGTTCCAATCGTAGGGAGCCGGGAAGAGATCGAAGGCGATGGCCGGAACGTAGTTGTGCGCCGACTGACCGAACCGAGCCTTGCTCTTGCCGCCGGCAAAGGCCCGCTCCTGCTCGACCCGGCCGCGCGTGGCATCGAGCACCATGAAGTCGATTTCCTTGATCGCTTCATTGGCAATGTCTTGCAAAAGCGGATGGCACTTAGCCAGGGCCGCTTTGGATTTTGATCCAAAGGAGGGCATTTCAGTTCCTTGATTGTGGGGAGTGGTTAGGTGCGCAGTTCGCGCAGGAGTATGAGGCGCACAGCGACCTCGCAGGCATGCCAAAGCAGCCACGCGCGGAGCTTGTGCATGGTGTTTTCCCGATACAAAAAAGCCCCGCATGAGCGAGGCTTTGACGTTCTTTTTGGTCGAGAGTTCATGCCTTGGCTGCTTCGTTCCTACGTCGCGTAGAAACTCCGGTGCTCCAACGCCTCAGACGCTTGTATGTAGCAACATCTACTAGACCTAGCGCGATACCCACTGCCAATGACATAGTGATCAAAATCGCCCACATGACAATCGGGCCCGCAATTTTCGGGGATATCAATGCGATTACGAAAGCCCCCACCACTTGGTGGATGAGATAAATTCCATACGACGCATCGCCTAAAGCTGCGAGCGGCCGAACCTTCCACGTTGTCGTGGTCATGAACGCAAACGCGACCACGGCCGACAATGTTGCCGCTACGACGAAAGGCCTGCCGAACGCATAGGGCTCTCTCACAATAGAGTAATAGGCAGCCACGATTAAAGCAAAGGGTCCGATCTTTAACGCTAAGACGCGGGCGGTATCGCTCTGCATAAGATGATAGGCTATTCCGCCCATCACAAAGCTAAGACACCAAATGGAGAATGGTAGCTCGTAGAATGCAGGAAATTGCGAGCTAGGATGCCCGGAGAAGTAGGCAGCAACGATTCCTAACATCCAAGCAATTAGAAACTTCAGATGGTAGCGCCGTGCAAATGGAATACAGAACAATGCAGTTATAACATAGAATGTTACTTCGTAGTTTAAAGTCCACTCGACCTGCAATAGTCCGTAAACCTGCAGAGGGAGCAAGGTTAGGCTCCACCAATCGAACGCCGGCACCCCTCCTGCAAAAACCATGCACATTAAAAGTGCTAGCCCCACCGCCATAAAAAACGCCGGATAAATACGAGCGACCCTGTGCCAGGCAAATTTACCTATCGGGGTATTGGCGGCAATTGATGCCATAAGAAACCCAGATAGGGAGTAAAAAAGGTTAACTCCGACATACCCCATTGAATCGCCGCTGACGACAGTTTCAAGCGGGTTAAACCCGTATGCGTCGCCTATCCTTTGCGTGGTGTGGTGAAGCAGGACGAAGATTGCCGCAACACCTCGAAGATATTGAACGTATGGATTCATTACCGGCCTTTTGTGCGATAACCGTCAATGCACCATATTCAACTCGAAATCTACCTCCTCGACGCAATACCAGCTTTTTCAACCCAGCATTTTCGCGGCGCGAGCGCCACGATTTGGTGACAAACCAGAGGAAGAAGAGAGGGTTTTTCTGCGGGGAACGTTTAATGCCTGCGACGCAACTGCACCAAGGGTTATTTCGAGTTCTTTGCCATCAAGACCGGCGATCACAAGGGCCGACTAGGCAGTTCGATTTAGCGCCGGAACTTGTGAAGGTTGGTGGCCTTGGGCCAGGTCGGAGCGCCCCAACTACGGCCCGAGGGCTCGGCTGGGATCGTGAACGAGGCTTCACCTTATTTTAACCATGGCAGCGCAGGCTTCCATTGGTTGATAGGCCAACATCAGCCGGCCCGACCTGCCCATGTACCGCGTAACAGGCAGGTTGGGCCATTCGTCAAAGCTTAGCGGCGTCCCGCCATAGTTGGTCAACCTGCTCCCCGTTCATTCCGTACATCGATCCGAAAGCATCTGTCAGAGGATGTGCGCGCGCGAAGGAGGTGGCACCCGTGAGCAACATGCGAGCGGGGAATTGCTGTTCGGCGGGCAACTGGTCAATGAATGTCACCAGGGCGGCCGGTAACGTTCCGGTCTGCATCGCCGCAAGCGCTTCGCTTTCAGTGATCAATTGGCCCACGGCGAGCTGTTGGAAAAACTGACGGTCGCTAATCGTGTATGGCACCGGTTCGGGTTGTGGTGGAGGCGTATATTCGACGGTGTTTTCACCGTCCCACCGATAACGAAGGCACAGCAGTTCTTGCCACTGATCATCGGTGATCTCAACAGCTTCGAGCGGAATCATGGTGTCAGGGTTCGGCTCGCCGTCGATAGCGCGGAAGCCGTGTACGTCTTCGTCATAGAATCCAGCTGCAATCCCCTCTGATGTAAACGTTGCGAACTTTGTCATCGTTATAACCCTACTGCTATCATAAGAATGGGAACGCTTGTCGCGCCGACAACAGAACCCCCCGTAATAGTACGACAACGAACGTCGTACTGGCTTGTTGAAATGGCGCTGGAACTTATTCCGATATAACTAGTCGCGGCCACGGCGAACGTATTGATCATCGACAAACCAAAGCACCCAGTCGGAAACGCTATCGGGAAGTTTTGTACGTAGTCAGACGCAGCGTTTGAAAAACTACCCCACTGAATAATAACTCCGCTCGGGAACCGATAGTATCCGTTCCCGCTCAAGACCTTAGTAACACCCAAAGCGGCGAACGCCGTGTTTCCGTCTGTAGCGGCAAGCAAAGTGCGAATGAACGCAGTTAGGTCTGTCAAAGCGCCCGCGCCCGCGCCTGTCAGGTAAGGAAGCTTGTTCGCAGCAGGCGTGCCAGCAATATTGACTGACGCCAAGCCAGCCGCCGTTATCGGCCCGCCATCCTTCAGCGTCTTGCTGTTTGCGCCATTCCATAGTGCGAGATTGGCATCGGCGTTCGTCGCCGGCCCACTCACGTCGCCGGTACCCTTGACGGCAATTGCCTTCCAATAAGCGTTTGATGTCGTGGGCAGCGTCGGTGGCGCATTGCCAGTGGTCGCTTGAAGTGCGATCCACGACGAGCCTTGGTTCGCAACGACATCATCTTTCAAATAAGCCGTCGCGCCCGCATAGTCGCCCCTGAATACGAAACCATTGCCGGCAGCGGCAAGCAGGAACCACTGCGCATTTGAGGTTGTCGGCAACGTCGGTGGTGGGTTCCCAGTCGTGTTGACTCGCGCAATCCACGAAGAGCCGTTCTGAAGAACGACATCCCCAACTACATAGGCCGTAGAGCCTGAATAAGGGCCCTTGGATTGAAATGTGCCGTTCGCCCCCGTCAAGAAGGCAGGATCCGACCAATCTCCTAGCGTGTTCGAAACCTTGAAGTAAACCGCCGATCGGCCATCGCCTACGTCCGCTACGAGGACGGTATAGCCCGCCGCCTGGCCGTCATAAGCGGCGCGCTCCGCGAGGGTTTCGACCTTCGCATCTACATCGATGCCCTGCGTAAGCTCCTGCCTGGAAACAAGCGTCATCGCGCCCGCGCCGGTAAAGATCGGAATGAGATCGAGGGCGCCGGCCAAGGCCGAGAAGGCCAGAACGTTGCCGTTACCAAGCAACTCGATGAGCGTGCGCGTGGCCGCTGTATAGCGCGAACCATCCGACTGGTAGCGGATGGCATACGGGCTCGCCGCAAGTGCGCCACCAGTCCAGGCTTCCCTGAGCGTGATCTGGGTGTTGCTATCGACCGAGGCGATGATCGCGTCGAGGTTCTTCACCTTGAACGTGTCGCCGGCCTGAATGTCTGCCGCAGCCCAAAGCGTTCCAACGCCGGTTACAGTGACGCCACCGGCGGTGACCGAGACGGTGCCGACCTCATAGTCCGGACGAATAGCCATCAAGCTTTCCCTTTATCCTTGGCGCGCATTTCCGCCTGCAGCGCTTCGATCGTCGCCGTGAGTTCGTGCAACTGCTGGGCGAGGAGCAGATTGCGATTGCGCAGGAATTCATTCATGGCCGCGTATTCGTTGAGCGCAGCTTGAGGAGCGATCGGCAATTTGCCGTCCGCTTGGGGTGCTTTGGACATTGAGATTTCCCTTTAGAGACTGGCGATGATTTCGGAGATTTCGGCCGCGGAGGTTGCAGCGTCGACACGGGTTTGCGCCGCCTGGCGCTCGATTTCGATGGCTGCAACACGATCGATCATTAACCGGTAATTCTTCTCTATCTCTCCCGCCTCGTCAGCATCACCAAATCGGTGGGAGTCCATGCCCTTTACAATGTAGAGAGCAAACTTCGGCCCCATCGCCTCATTGATGCGCGGGAGGAATGCCTCGTCGACCGCTTCCCGGCCTTTGGCGCGCTCCGCCGTCAAGTCTTTCTTGCCCTTGATCTTCATTTGGCGATCACCTCGAACCGTGACCCGTCAACGAACGGGAAGCCCGATTCAAATCGATAGGTTCCGGCATCCTTCGTTGAGAAGTGGAGAACGCCGCCTTTGATCTCATACGGCTCACCATCGATCGTCATCACGCACGGCCGAGGAAGGCCGTTCAACGTGAAGGTGTCTTTGCCATCAGCCTTGATCTCGACGCTCTCGTCGGCAAGCCTCGGCCGAGCTACGACCTTCCCGTTCTTCACGTAATGAAAATCATGCGTCACATCGGGATAGACGAAGCCCTTGCTGCCGACGATCTGCTTGGCCTTTTCGTTGAGAATGGGCTCGCCAGATGGGGTGAAGAACGGCTCGCGCGGCAATTTCTTGCCGCGGATGTGCAACCAATCGCCCTTTGCCAGAAAGTTGTCGATGATCTCCTGGCTTTCAGGGTCGCTACGAATATGGGTGATGAAGCCGCGTTCATCGAACTGAAGCATCATGTCAGAAACCTATCCGGTAATCGAAGATGAGATAATTGATCGTGTAGTTGAAGCTGGACGAGAAGCTTGTGAACGCGAAGTTGACGCGATCGGTAAGCACCTCGACCTTGAATGTGCTCCAACTGAAGGCGAAATTATTCCAAGGCGTCGCACTGTCGCCAAATCCCTTTATGGGATAGGTCTCACCAGGCAGGGACGCGCCAGCGCCAGCGAGAACATTCGTCATGACAAACGGCTTCACCGAATAGGTCTTACCGAACAGCGCCGTATGGTTAGACGTGCCCGAGCCGCTGCGGCTGCCTGCAATTGATCCCTTGATGAACTTGGCTGGCGAGCCATGATCACCGTTGAAGAGTAACCCCGCGTCCGCTGCGGCAAAAACATCGACGCCGGCGCGTGACAATCTTAGCACGCTCGGCTCAATCCAAAGTCTGTTGACCATTAGGGTTTGATGCTCCGCGTGACGATGTAATAGACGGTTGCATCACCGGTCGGCATGCCGATGGTGGTTCCGGAATAACGAACGCAGACCTGTCCGCTGCTCGTCGATAGGTACTGGAGCCTAAGCTTGTACTTGTCATTCGAAAGAAAAATCAGCGGGTAATACCCGAGATTTGCCCATGAGAAGCCGACAAACGCACCGTCAGTGTTGCCGCCGCCGTGAGTGACGACAAAACTGCCCGACTGCAGTATTTGAAACTGCTCGAATATCGTGCTCCACGAAAACTGAAACTTGTTGGCGGTCAGCACGTCGACGCCAGGTCGCGAGACGAAACCACCCATGCCGAAAGTCGGATGATTGCCGAGGAGAATGCGATTAACCATCGGCCATACTCCGCAGCACCAGATAGCCGGCCGTGTAACCGATCGAGCCCGGCGTATAGAACCTGATGTAGTTCTGCGTCACCGAGGCGTAATAAGTGACGTATGCCGTGTTGGTGGTCGTGACATCGCCGATGATAAGCTCGGTTGATGACAGATATTGCCAATAGTAGACGAGCGGCACGAACGGTAGGGTCTCACCGAAATTTACCTCGGTGTATGCCGAGGTGTTGGGCACGTTGACCGAACCGATCGCATATACGACGGCGCCATCCTTCCACGTGCTATCGAACGCCAGTCTTTCAGGATCGAGTGCTGCGGTGACATCGAAACCGGGTTTTGACATCCTGATGCGATAATCACCGCCGCCGAAGTCGCCGATTAGAACGCGGTTTGCCATTGATCAATCCGCGATCAGAATGCGTCGGTTGGTAAGGTCGACCTGCATTTTGCTGTCGCTCGATCGCAGCATGCCGGCCGTCACCGTGTTGACGCGCGTGGCGTTCATCGTGAGCACACCGCCTTGAAAGATGAACGGGAACTCAGGCGTCGAGCCGTTGGTAATCGTAAAGCGATCCGCCAGCACCATGACCGTCGAGATGCCGCCAGCCTTGGCGCTGATGAACAACGCCGCCTGGACGGTAGCGCCGCCGCCGGTGGCGCTCGCAGACAGACCGATCGTCGAAAGCGCGCCCGCCTCCGTTGCTTCAACCGTGGTGCGGAAAAGACCCGATGCCGAGAAGTTACCCACGCTGACGTTGAGTGCTGTGATGGCATTGGCATTCGCGATCGTTTTGCCGTCGACCACCGCAATGCTCGCCGAAAGGCTGTCGATCGCGTTTGCAATGTCGTTATCGACCTTGACCGTAAGCTCTTCAATGCGGATGACCGCAGCTTCGGTCGCCGTCGCCACAACCTGAATTTCGCGCGAGTATTTGGCGCTGACCTTGCCGACCTCAGCGAAGAGCTCGAACTTGTCGAGTGCCGACTGAGCGCCGTTTTGTGCCGTAAGCGAGTTGAGGCGATCCATCTCGTCGCGCGCGTAGTGCGTGCCCTCGACGAGCCATTCGAGGTGCCCGCTCAACTCACTGTTGATCTCGTCGACGATATCGCCGAGGTAAACGTCCTCCGAACCGAGGAGAATGTTCAACGTCATGACATTCAGCCATGCCGACCAGTCGACCGGTCGCGGCGTGCCGGGAATGTATCGACCGCGCACGCCGTAAAGCGTGTTGGGCAACAATCCCTGACTGATCAGGATCGAACCCTTTTGGGGCTGATCGGTGCGGCCCTGATAGACCGTGATCAGGCTTGTCGCGAGACGCACCTCGAACTCGACGCCGATCACGTCGGCTTGGTCGCCGTCCCACGACAACAGGATTGCAGGCCTGCGCGGCGAGCCGTTGTTGTCGAGGATGACAGCGGGCTCCGCCGCCCAATCGACGATTGGCTGCGGTTGCGGCCGAACCGGGCCGACCGGACCAAAGACCGGCGGCGTATAATCGTGCTCCTGGTCCCAATCGTAGTCGGACGGGTCGACTTCGGTGATGTCGAGCATCACATCGAGGTTGGCGTGATCGGAGACACCATCGACGCGGAAAAGCTTGTCGACGTAGCCGTTGCGCTCAGAATTCCAGATGATCACATCGCCAGGCTCGAGCACCCAGGCTGCAGGTCCCAGCACCAGTGTATGGCGCCGCGCCCGCCGCGCCTCGGCCAAGGCCGATTTCATCAGGCGTTGTACCTGCGACGAGCGATAAACCATATCGAGTTGAACGTCGGCCATCAGCCGGCGATTGCCGTCGAGCGCTTCGAATGCCGCGTTGTGGATTGCCGGCGCCGTCTTGGTATTCCATCCCTCGGCTGGCTCGGGATAGGTCGCGTTTACGCCGTTGATCGTGTCGGCCAGACCAAAGAACGGCGTGAATTCCTGCTCCTCGGTCGACAGAATGTCCGAGTCCGCAAAGGCAAAGACCGCCGCATCCGGCTCGCCGACGTGGATTTTATAGACGCCGCCGATTTCCGAAAGCTTGCCCTGGCAGCCGGTCAGCAATGCCTCGATCGCATCGGCGATTTGCGCGCCGACGTGGATTTCGCCGCCAGTGTAATATTGCGGCTCGGGCCCGACGGGACCGGCAATCAATGCGCGGCATTTGTTGATCTGGGCGATCCAGTCAGCAGGCGGCAGTCGAGCAGCGCTGACACCCTGCAGGCCGTAGAACCACTGCGAGCCGTAGTTGAAGCCGCGCAGAAGGTTGTAAATCTGCACCGCTGGCAGATCGTCGCCGTCGCCGCCCCACGTTGCCGGATTATCCCAGCGTTGGGCACCGGCACCGCCGACCGAACTATCCCGCGAAGGATCGTAGAGACGCGCGCCCTGCACCTCCAACTTGAACTGAGGGAAGCCCGTGAAGAATTCCGGATCCACCTCGGCCGTGACTACCGCATAGGCAACGCCATAGCCAATGCGGCTCGATTGCCACGGATGCGACGAGGACGAGACCCGATTGACGAGCAGGCTGTCGGCCGCACTCTGCGTGCCATCATGGAAGCGAATCCACAGATGGTTGTCGCTGCCCTTGCGATATTCGGGTATCTGGAAACCCTTGTCGTCGGGGTCGAGTGTGCCCGAGATCGTCACGGGCTCGCCGTTCACCCAAAGCTGAATGATGCCGTTGATCGGAATGTCCGAAATGGCAATGACCTGCGTGAAATACTCGTTCGGCGTCTTGCCGCCATCGCCCCATGTATTGGCGTAAACGAGCGAACCGGCCGTGACCGTGTGGCCGAGGATGATCGAGCGGGCAACGTCGCCGCCTGACTGCACCTGGCCGTTGATGCTGAATTGCGGCTTTTCGGGCTTGCCGGCGATGGCCTTGGCAATGAGATTGAGGCCGATGCCAACGGCTGCCTTGAGCAGGATGGCGCCAAGACCACCAGACAGAAAGGTGCCGCCCAGCAAGCCGCCAATGGCGGTCGCCAAGCCTGTAAATACAGCCATTGATTTGCCCTAAGACGCGATCGGTTTCATGAAATGGCGTTCGGCGGCGATGTAGCCGCGGCGCTCATAGAACTTTGCTGGCAGCGGATCGGAACCCAGCCCCACCATGTTGACGAAGGAACAGCCCTGCTCCTCGGCCCAAGCCTCATAGGCGTCAAGCATGTGCAGCGCGTCCCTGCCCCGATATTCCGGCTCGATCCACCAAATGACCTCGGTGGCCGCCCGAACCGGCGCGATCGGCAAGAGCCCGACCTGAGCGGCAAGCACGCCCTGCACACCGTCCCGGTCCAATACGATGCAAATCTTTTCCGAATCAGTGAGGAACTGATCGAACAGGATCGAGGCATACGCGGCGTTGAACTGGATCGGCAGGCCAGACGCCTCATGGAAGTTCTTGGCGAGCAGGAGCACCCTGAACTTATCCGCCATCGTGGCGCGCCGAATCATGCGCCCCTCAATACGACAGCGCTGGCAACGCGGGATGATCCCGTCGTCGTGATCTTCCCCTGTTTTTGGCCCCAGAAAAACTCGGTCTCGCCGACGGTCGTCACGTCCTGATAGAAATTATCGGTCGCATTGCGCTTCTTCTGGCTATCGTTCGAACGCGTGTCGGGATTTCCGCGGGTCATTTCCTGCGTATGGCTGGCGCAAGTGAGGACGATGCTGCCAACTTCGTTTTCCTTCGGCGTGTTGATCTCGACGAGATCGACGAAGCCGACAAACCGGCAGAACGCCGGGACGAGCAACTGCCGCGAATCCACATCAAACAGCCCCCGGTAAATCTCTACGCCGGCCTGTTTCAGATCATAGCCGCGCACGATGTTCTCGACGCCGGAATCAAGCTGCGACATCGAGACAATGACGTTGCGCACCGCGATCGTCGTCGTCTCGGGAATGTCGCTGATCTGGATAAGCGAGCCAGAGCCCTCGAAATTGCGCGTGTTGGCAAGTCCGGTGTCGGGATTGACCACTTGCGCCTGAACGTCTCCGACGTCGGACCAAAAGCCGTAGTTGAAAGGTGCGCCGGTAACGAGCGCCCGCGCTTTAAGCCAAAGGAAGTCGCGAGCGACGAGACGCCTTGCCTGCAACTGGGCCAGGTTGCCAGCCGAGATGTTACGCATCAGCGGCTCTCCATAGCCTGAAAAGCAATGACGCCCCTGCCGGTCGCGATATCCGCTGTTGACGAGAAGGAGCCGGGAACAAGCGTCATCAGGCAAGCCGGACGCAGTACCGACACTGCATCATTGATCGCAGTCACCGGCCACACGTGAGGCCGGATTTCGAACAATGGCGACAGACCCGCACCGCTCGCCGTGAAGTCCTCGAGCACCTGATGCAAGTTGCCGTTGCCAATCTCGATATAGTCGCCGACCTTGCCTGTATATCCGGCCGGCAGGTTTTTGATCCGAATAGCCTTGCGGCTCGTCGCGATCGTGTCGACCTGCAACCGCGTAACCGTTCCTATGCCGACACCGCCAGGATAAGCGATCGGATAGCAACGCGACTTCGACCAAGCCCGAAACTGATTGAGCCCGTTTTCCAGCGCCTTGAAGCGCGCGCGCCAACGATCGAGTTCATTCGGTTTGAGCAAGCGTGACTGGAACGCAGCCGACCAGAGAGGCGAACCTAAATCCTTGACGATCGTTTGCCCGCCAGCCGTGCGGCTCTGCTCCTGACGCCACAACAGGTCGAATTCGGTCGACCAGCTGGGGAACTCGGTCAGGAGGTCATAGGGAAATGTGATCGCCATTACAGGTTTCTCGTCTTCTGAGCACGGCGGACGGTATCAACGACCCGTGCCGAAAACTCTTGCTTGTCTTTCAACTGCTCGCGCCGGAACTGCGCCAATTCCTCGCTGGTGCCTTGGAAATTATTCTGCGGCGCGTAGGTGACATTTACCCCACCATTCCCACCAGCGATCGATTGAAGGTTCGGCATCCTCGGCGCCGACCCGACCAGGCCGCCCGAGGCATAGCCTTGAAGCTTGCGAAGGTTGTCGACGCCTATGCGTTTGGTCGCTGCGGCATCCATTACGAACTCGCCCTTATGAACGATGCCGGCCGGTTGATATTTCCCGCCCTTGCCGGTGTATCCGCCGCGGTCGAAACCAATCATCTTGCCCAGACCACCAAAGATGCCGCCGAATGCGCCCCCGCTCGAATTGCTTGACTGCGGTGCAAACAGCGCGTCCAGAGCATTATTAAGCAGCATATCGCCCAACTTCTTGAGAATGCCGGAGAGGGCATCGCTGAGGCTCTCGGCGCCGGTGATCGCATCCATGACGCCGCTCTTGAAACTGTCATAGAACTCGGTCGCGGCCTGCTCGGCGCGGTCCTGCGCTTCCTGCACATTGCGGAGTTCATCCGCCTGGCGCGCGTATGCGGCCGAGATGGCGTCAATCTGCGATATCTGTTCCGAGGAAAGCTTGATGTTGTTGAGGTCGGTTTCGCCCTTCTTGCGGGCTTCCTCGCGCAGGTCGGCGAGAGCGCTTTGCTCAAGGTCGAGCGCCATCTTGCGCTTTTCCTGCTCCTCGTACGACTTGCCGACGAGTTCGGTCTCCTGACGCAACGCCTCCGTGCGGTCCCTGATCGACTGAATGTCGTCGTTGAACCGGCTTTCAGCGGTGCGCGGGACGCCTTTGCTCTTCGATCCAGTCTTCTTTTCCTTCGCCGGAACCTTGTAATCGGCAAGTGTTACCGGGCGGATTGTCTTGCCGCCGGTTATGTCGGCCGTTGTGCCGGGCTTGCTTTCGGTCGCCGTGGAGAAAAACGCATTATTGATGCGGTCTTGGATTTGACGTTGTGACCGGTAAGGCGAGGCTCCCATCGAGCGGCCGATTTCATCGAGCCCCGTCGCAGCACCGAATGCAGCCGACATTTCGAGGGCGGCATCCGTAACCGAACTCACCCATTCATGAAGCGTTTGCAGCGGCCCGATCAGCGTCGTGATAATGGCCGCGGACTCGCTCATCGCCTTGCCCATCTTGTCGATCATCTGGGCCAGCAGGCTGGCGGCGTCCGAATTGTTGTCGAATTCCCGGGCCGTATCGATGAGAATGTTCTGCAGGCGCGTGAGGCCTTGGGAAACGGTAAGCTGGGATCCGCCGACCTTATCCTCGAGGATGACCGCACCAGCTTCGAACGCGCGGAAAAAAGCTTCGGACGAGACTTTGCCATCCTTCACCAGGCCCGTGAGCGCCGACACGGAACCGCCAGCCTCTTTCAGTCCGGCGGCGACCGCCTGCAGCAACGGCTGCGCACTATCGAGGAGGGAGTTGTATTCTTCGGCCTGGACAACGCCATTGCCGAGCGCCTGGCTCAACTGGAGGAGAGCGCCGCTCGACTCTTCGGCCGATTTGCCACCTACGCGAAGCGACAGAGCAACATTATCGGTGAATTTAAGGAGTTCGGCCTGGTTGACGCCGAGGTCTTTGGCGGACTGAGCCGCGCGGCCATACAGCGTGACAAGATCTTCGATCGGCGCTGCATTCCGCTGGGCGCTGGCAAACAGACTGTCGTAGACCTTGTTGAGTTCTTGGCCTGACAGACCCGCAACCTTGAGCGCATTGCTGATGCGCGTCGATGCGTCGATAAGTGACTGCGCGCCCTTCAAAGAACCGGCAGCGGCGAAGGCGCCCAAGGCACCTTTGCCGAACCCGCCGGCGAAAGATGCGGAAATGCTCTTGTTTGCACGACGGACGCGGTTCTCGATCGTGCCCATCTCCTTGTTGGTGACACCTACGGCGCGGTTCATCGCGTTTTCGTACTTCTTGATGTCAGCCGAAAGCTGAACAACGAGCCGCTCCAAATCTGTCGCCATCAGCCTGTGATCCAATCAAAAAGTTCGTCTTTTTCAGCGTCAGTCAGTTTGCCGTCGTCTTTCGGCGTGTTGGCTTTGACGTAGCCCTCGACCGCCGCCATGAACTTCCACATTGACATTTTGTCGATTTCATTAGGTGAGAAGCCCATGGCAGCGCCGTTGCCATAGATGGCAGCAAATCTCAGCTTTCCGTTGGGGAGGTCGTCAATTCGCTCTCCGCCGGACTCGCTGCCTCGGTTTTTCCCAAACTTTCCTCCGGGGCCCCCATAAGCCCGGCCGATAGCACCGCTTGAGCGTAGATGATGGATTCGAGCGGCGGGCGCGCTTCAACGTAATCTTTGACGAGTTTGAGCGCCTTGACCGGCTCCAGCCCGCCACCGATGAGACCCCAGCGGATTACTTCGCGAATGTCGTTCATCTCCCATGTCTGGGAGATGAGCCGCTGGAGCACGACATAAGGCCCGGCGTTGCAGGCCTCTTGCACCTTCACCAATTCGCCCCAAGCGAGGCGAAAGGTGTAGGTATCATCGCCGAAATCGAGTTCGATCGATGCGTCACGGCTCATGGAGCGGTTGCCCGAACCATTTCGCCATCGGACTGCAGGGAAATATTGATCGTCGCCCGCTGGCCGTTGTTCGCCCCGACTTCCACGCTCTCAATATGCATCTTGCCGGTCCAGGTGATCGTTTTTGCGGGAAACTCCCACTCGACCTTCACCGGAACGGATTCGATGCTGTCGAAGGCTTCAAGCCAGGTGTCAACGCTTTCTGAAGCCAGAACGCCCTCGCCAATGACGCTCATTGAAAGGCTCGTTGCATCGCGGCCCAGCCAGTCGACCTTGTCAGGATCGGTGCAGTCTGGGATCTGCACCTCTTCGAGGTTCTTGGTCAGCGTGATCGAGCGCTGCGTAAGGCCGCAAGGTGCGGAGTAGACAATCGGGGTCGCGTCATCGCCGAGCAGGACTCGGATTTTGCCGCCTTTAATCGTCGTAGCTTGTGCCATTGGTGTCTCCTATCGATGGCAATCAGGGTTGTTCCGCAAAAGCCTGAAAGCTGATGGCGGCATGGCTCGTTACCCCGTCAGGGTCTCGGAAAACGCGGGTGATGTTGTGCTTGAAGTAGACGAGCGCATTGTCTGCGATCGTCAAATCCGTACCGATCAGGGCAGCGCGAACGGCATCGCTGATGCGCTTGACCTCGGGAAAACCCGAGGAGCGCGACCAGCAGTCGATTTGCATGGTGATCTCAAAGCCGGTGACACAATCAACGTCGTCGCTAATTTCATCGGCCGGGCCGAAACTCACATAAGGAAATGTTGCCGTGGCCGGAACAGCATCATAGACGCGTTGCCCGATCAGTGCCGTTACGCTCGCGTCAGCTTTCAAGCGCGCAACAATGGCGCCCTGTAGCTCAAGAATTGGCGATGTCATGATGCGGCGACTTTCCTGGCGGCCTTGGTCGTGGCGCGCGTGATGCGTGATTTGGTGCGCTTTCGCAGCGCCCGATAGGAAACGAAGAAATACGGATGCGCCTGCATTTTCTGCGTCCCGAATTCAAGCCATCGCGCATAGTAGGCCTCGTCGCTGCCGGCAAAAACGACGAGTGAAAGATCGCCGGAGTTCGCCTTTGCAAGAACCATGGAGCCTTTCGGCGCCGCGCCCCACGACCAGCCGATCGAGCGAGCCAAAGCTCCGCTGTCCTTCGGGGCAAGCGATCGCGCCAGCAATACGATCTCGTCGGCACCCTTTGCCAAGGCAGCGCGAATTTCTTCCTTTGCGAATTTCGGCATCAGCTTGAGCTTGCGCACAAGTTTGTCCTGTCCGATTGCCTTGACCATCAGAGCGCTACGCCACTCTCGCAGAGAAGATCGATGAACTGCCGGTCCAATTCCGGTGTCACGTCTCGAACCGCGAAGTAGGTCAGCGAGCGCTTGTCCTGCGCGAACCAATCTGGCGTGATTTTCCTCGTCTGTGAGGTAGAGCGAACGCGAATGATTTGCGTGTGCTTTCCCTCCAGGCGGCTCGCCAGCACGCTCTCGCCGCCGCGAAGGTGAATGTAGGCGGCGCGGGTCGAAAACTCCTCGACGAATGCGCCCCGAGTGTTGCCATATCCGTCCTCGACCTCTTCCCGCTTGCCGAAGGCAACGAAATAGAACAGATCACCGGCATTAGGCTTTTTCGCCATCGATCGGCTCCTTGCGAGGCTTCTCGACTGTCACGGCAGCGCCGGCGGCAATTGCGAGATCGGCGCATTCCTGCCTGACGGTTATTTCCATGCCGGCGAGATAACCGATGGTCGTTCCCTGAACCGGGCGATAATCAAAATTCTTCGTGAATTTCACGCGGGCCATGGGTGTCTCCTATGGATGCATCCGGCGATATAAAGAGGTAACCCGTCCGAAATCATGCGAGCGCCGGATCACGCAAATGATAGATCAGCGCCGTCACCGGATGCGGTAGCGTGCCAAGATCGAATGCCTTATAGGGGTCGCTGTCGGTGTTCTGGTATAAATGCCCCACGAGCAGAATGGTGGCCACAGCCACGGCATTCGGGACAGGGTCGGGAATATCTGACTTGATGTAGCCGGCAATGCGTTCGGAGGCTGCCTTGATGAGCAAGGCGAGCAGTGCGTCGTCGTCGGTATTATCCGCGTCGACACGAAGTCCCTGCTTGACCTGTTCCAGCGTCGCAAGATCGGCCATTACCATTTGCTCCCGTCCGGTCCAAGTTGAGTGAGGTCCCGGCCATCCCTGCCATCCTTACCCTTCGGACCATCGCCGCCCTTTTCGCCCTGCTTGCCATCTCGGCCGCGCTTGGCTGCCAAGGTCCAGGCCTTATTGACCTCGGGCTTTTCTGCCGTCTCTTCATCGCAATGCCATAGTGAGCCTCCCCATGTCACGGTGTCGCCGCGAACATAGGTTTGCCCGTCCTTGAAAACGCCGCGATAGATCATCATCGGAACAGCGAACTTGAATTCCTTGACGAGGTCGCTTCGCATAAACTTGAAAGAAAAGCCGCGCTCGCCGTCGTGAGCGACTTCCAGATCGTCAAAGCCAAGGCCGTCGGCACCATCTTTACCGTCGGCACCATCTTTACCGTTGGTACCGTCCTTGCCGTCCAAACCCTTTTCACCTGATTGACCGTCTTTCCCGACAACCGGACCAAGGTTGCGCGTGGTTCCATCGGTCAGGGTAACGACGAGGGAGCCAGATCGGTCTATGATAGCGCCGGCAAGACCGACGCCATCTTTTCCATCGCGGCCGTCGGCACCTCGCTCGCCGTCATTGCCGTTAAGTCCCGGAGCACCATCCTTACCATCGACGCCATCGCGGCCGGGCTGTCCGTCTTTACCGTGTTCACCTGGCAGACCGTCGACGCCGTCCCTTCCCGGTGAACCTGGCGCGCCATCTTTCCCATCGACACCGTCGCGGCCATCTTTACCCGGTTCGCCCGGCGCACCGTTGACGCCGTTTTTGCCATTGAGGCCCGGCGCACCGTCTTTGCCATCGACACCGTCACGACCATCTTTGCCGGGTTCGCCATCTGTGCCACGTTGGCCGTCAATGCCACGCTCGCCCTTCAGCGGTTCACGCTTCTCCAATGCTTCAATTCGTGCTGAGAAGGTGACTACGGCCTTTTCGACATAGCCTTTGACGGTCGCAACAACCTCTTGGCCGAATGCTTTGCCATCAAACATTAGGCGAACCCCTTTATAATCTCTGCCATCGCCTTGGCGGCCTCGGCTTCGTTGTCGTTTTCTGGCGCTGGCGCTACTGCCGGAGGGGGCTTGGCGAATGGGTCGCCTTCGTCGCGCTTATTCAGCGCTTCGAGGCTATAGTTTTGCTGCTGCATGTAGATCGTATCGCCACCCTTGACTGGCGGCTGATTCATCCTCTTGAGTGCCGCATTTGGCGTCATGATGGATCCACCAACCGCCTCGGCGAGCGACTTAATCTGCGTTGCCGTATCCATCCGAAGCAAGTCATCGAGGTCGAACTCGGTACCGAGGGTTTTGCCTTCCTTGGTACGATCGAGACCGAGCCCTTCATCTAGGCAAAGCTCAATGCTTTCGATGTGGATTTGAAGGCACTGCGCATAGTACTGCGCATCGAGCGCTTCCACATTGTTGTTGAGAGGGGCTGCGCCGACGCCAACCTTGTAGGCGGGTACACCGAACACCGAACAAACTGTCTCGGCCGACCACTTGAGCTGTTCGATCAACTGAGAATCGGTGGCTTTCATGGTCATGGCTTCGTATTTGAGGCCATCGCCCAGAACCGCGACCTTGCCGACATTCTTACCGCTGTAGTTTTGGTCCCAGTGGTCTTTCAAGCGTTTTGCAGTCTCGTCGCTGATCTCACCGGGAGCGACAAGAATGCCGCCGGGATTGGATCCGTTGCCGAAGAACTGGGCGCTGTTGCTCTGAATGCGGATGCCCTGAATAGCAGCAAGCCCGCAGGCATAGATGGGCGACGTTCCGACGAGGGGATGATAGATCGTGTTCCAGCGATCGTGAATGATCTCGGACGCGGGAACCGTCACGTTGTTGGAGTGCTGCGCCGACAGATCGTCGCGCATCAGTTCGTAATAAACCGCGCCATCTTCGGCGACCAGAGGCTTCACGCGGCAGGGATCGAGCACATAAAGGGCAACAACAATCCCGCGCAGGTCGCGTTCCTTGAGCACATATGTGTTGCCATGGATCAGCTTGGATTCCATCCACGATGTGTAGAACTGGATCCTGTTCTGAAAGCGGTTCGGCTTGCGCAGCACCGGTGAGAATGCTGGATTGTCCACCTCGTCCCAGATGCCGTTCGCGTCCTTTTGAACAAGGCGCATGCGCATTTTTGCAATATCGGATGATATCAGCGAGATGCAGCGAAACACCGTCGAATAGGTGAGGACGGTGTCGAGCTTAACCTCAACGTTCTGCTGCCAGGCGCCGCTGAATGACTCTCGTACAATTCCCCACCAACCGCCTCGATTGTCGACAGGAGATAGCGATCCCGCTGCTTTCTCGCGGGTTATGGTGAGGCCAAGAATTCGCATGGATCAAGCCTTTGCCTGGGCTTTGGCGATCTTCTCGCGCAGTTTTTCGGCATTCCAGCCATTGAATGCAGCTTTGCCCGCAATAGCTTTGTACTCGGCGCGTAATACAGCGAGATCACCAACCGGTTCAGGCATAGGAATGGGGGGAACGGATGTGCCGGCCTTATCATCGACAAGCTTGGCCTTCTTGATCGCAATCAAGAGCCTGGCATCGCGTGGACCAGCTTCGAACTGCTCACCGGCCTGCAGGCGGCGAGTGGCGTAGGTCATGGACCTGGTGGCAATAAGCTTCATCTGAGGCCTCCATTCGAACAATACGAAGAAAGGCCGAGCGAACCCGGCCTTTCGGTCTTCAATGGCTGGATCAGCCGCCGTAGTTGGCGCCTGTGATGTACTGAACGACATCGGCGCGGCGCTTGGCCCAGTTAATGAAGCGCTCGGCGCGAATGCCGACCATGTTGTGCTGCCACAGCGAAACCATAACGGTCGAGGCAGTCGGCGGGCTGGTGGGTGCACTATCCATCTCGAGCGAGGCTTCGCGGGAAACGTCCAGCATTACCTGACCGTCGTCAGCGAGAAGGATCTCGCTTGCCTTGGCAAGGATGATGCGCGAGCCAGCAGGAATTGCAGGCGGGCCCGCAACTTCAGCCTGAGCGGGGATGTTCTCAGAAAGAACAACAGGAAGCCCGAAGAACGTGCCTCCGCTCGTACCGTTGATAGCAAGACCCGGGAATTCCGGCTGACCGAGGGGATTTTGCATGAGCGCCAGACCAAGAGCCTGCGTTTCCGTCATGACAAAGACCGCACCGGCCATGGACATGTTGGCTGCGAGGAACTTGGCAAACAACGCCTTGACGTCCGCACGAACCGCATCAGCATCGGTACCGCTGGCAACGACCGGAGTTACGCCATTGGTGATCGATGCCGGCGACACGCCAACCGATACCGCCTTTGCCGGATCAACGAAGTCCTTGTCCATTGTCTGAACGATCGTGTTGATCAGATCCTGGCGTACCAGCGCCTCAGCTGAAGGATTGGAGAAGCGAACCAGTTCATCGGTCAAAACGACGATACCAGCCAGCTTGGCGAAACCGAGAGTGATCTGGTCGAACGAGAGTTCGCTTACCGGCTTCGGCTTGCCTTCACCCACCCACTGTGCCGCAGCGCCGGCAGTCTGACGGGGTATCTTGATGTTGAACGGAACACGACGAAGCCCCGGAATCCGGCCGATGATGGTCTGCGGACGCAGCAAGTCAACGAACTCGGAAGCCATGTTCTGGTATTCGACGAGCGGCTTGGCCCAATCAGCATCCGTCGTGGTGCCAGCGGCAACAGCAGCCTTCAGAACGGTTTCGACCTCCGGCGTATCGCCCCAAGCCTTGGCAACCTCGGCCGCCTGCATCAGGTTACCCTTACCGCGAGCCAAAGCGATGGCATATCGGGTGAATGCGGTGCCCTTTGGCAGGGCGGACTTGGCAACAGCCGGTACGGCACCGCCGCGAGCATCGGAACCAGACTGCTGGTCTTTGACTTCAACCGGCTTGGCCTTTGCCGCATTAGACTTTTCAAGGGCCGAAAGACGAACGAGGTGAGCGTCAATCGACTTCACTTCTGCTTCAAGGCCATCGTATTCCTCGGTCTGCTCTGCATCGAGGGTCACACCCTCTTCTGCAGCGACATTCATCAGTTCTTCCATGCGCGCCGACTTGGCTACGCGGGTCGCTTCAAACGAAGCGATCTGTTCGGCAATGGTTTTCATTGCTTTCCCTTTCTTCGGGTCTGGTGTGATGGTTTTGACTACTACTTTTCCCGAAGCGCCGGGCTTTACAGGTCGATCACTGTCCCTGGGCTCATTGCCGGTCGCGGCAAGCACGGGGGCGTCAATCGACTTGATCAGTGAAATGGTGGCGTCGGCGTTTGCCGGAATCGTCACCAAGGAGAGTTCGTAAACCTCGGATTTGACAAAGCGGATACCGCCATCGTCGAGGAATGCGTATTCGATAGCGCGGAAGCCGATTGACACGGCTGCGACCAGACCAGCTTTGACAGACTGCCAAGCCTCGTCGACACGATCTTTCAGCGCGCCCGGCTCATCGATGGTCGGAAGCTCCGCCTCGAACGTGATGCCATCCTTGGTGGGCTTGTCGAACTTGACCAGGCCGACGGGCTTGTCAGACTTGTGTTGCCAAAGAAGAGGCATGGGGTTCTTGAAGGCAACGCCAAGGGGTTCAACGATGTCGCCGACCCGGTCAGGGCTAGGTGTGGTGGCAGTGCCGCGTATGACACGACGTTCTTCCTCGACCGCTTTCACGGTCAAGATTGAATAGGCACGGTTCATTTTGGGGTCTCCTTAGCCGACCATCAGCATTTGGTACTTCGGCTCTCGCTTCACTTCCGGATTGCGGCTCATCACCGTCACGGCGTCGAACAACGCCATCACCGGGTCGATCTTCGCATCACCGGCGTTCTGTTTCGTCGCGCGGATCGCGGTTGCGGTCGGCTCGATCTTGAGATTGCCAACGCACCAATTCATCAGCGCTGAGCCGGAATGGCGCAGCGTGCCGTTCGTAAGCTTGCGCTCGGTGGTCTTGATGGCGTTCATCATGGCGTAGCCCTGCGGTGCGCCAATGATGTTCTTGGCCTCATCATTGACGCCGATATCGTCCAGAGCGTCGACCAGTTCGCCGAGCCCAGCCGGATCGACCGCCACCGCGGCAAGGAGGTTCCGGTCCTTGATGTCCCGAATGATATCGACGATCTCTGACAGGTCGTCGAGCTTGTCGTCGACGATCGTCAACTCTCCGGCGCTCTCAAAGTCCCGTAGCTTTGAAGCAATAGACTTGCGCCGATCGAGCACGCCGACATGGCACCAGGCATGAGACCAGCAGAGCCAATCTTTCGTCACGCGATGACGCCCGACAAGTGTCAGGCCGAACAAGTCGTCGAGGCCGCCCCCATCAACGCCGGGAACGATGACCTCGCACACCTCAAGAATGTACTCGAGCGTGATGGTTTTGTCCGCCCGTGCCTCCCAGAAGTCGGCGCCCGGCCACCGATTGCGGCGAAGCCGCATACCTATCTCGACATTCAAATGTTTGGCGAGAAAGGTTTGAACGGTATCGCCGTCCTCGTCATCGCCACTGCGAACTCGATCGAGCTTGCGCTGTAACCACTCTGCGTTGACCGACCGACCCATATTCGGATTGGTAACGTGGAAGTTCTCAGGGTCGAGGTATGCCTCGGCCTCAATCATCGCCTCCGGAAATTCATAGAGCACGGGAAGACTGCGAGGATCCTTTATCTTTCCGTCGCGCACATCGCGAAAGTAGTTGAGCCTTTCCTTGAAAACGCCGGCCGGCGGCTCGTCGGATTGCGTTGATATGTAAATCACGAAGCCTTCGGGCCTCGATATGAGTCCGCCAGTGGCTTCCTGAAGCATGGCAGACGCCCCGGCCCGTTTACCGAAGAGCCACAACTCCTCGATTAGGACAAATGCCGCTTTCTTTCCACCAACAGTGTTTGTATCGGCAGCCACCACTTTCAAAACGGCCCGCGTCGTACGGTGCGTGATCTGCTTAAGGTTGTCTTGCACATGCAAGAGGTCCACCAATTCGGGATCGGCGCGAACCATATCCGCAGCAGGCTTGAAGGAATTGTTGGCAATTTCCAGTGTCGGCGCCAGGATCAGGAGTTCGGCCGAATGTCGCCAATTCCGAATAAGCGCGGTCAGCATGATCCCTGCGGCCAAGGTGCTCTTGATATTCTTCTTGGAAATGAGGAGAAAGAACTCCTCAATCATCCGTTTGGCGCTTTCGTGATCGTAGGCACCGAACACCGCCCTCACGAAATCGAAAACATATTCCTCGCAAGCTTCACCAAAAGTCGGCTGTCCAGGAACATCAACGATGCGAAGTGACTTAAAGACGGCAAGCGCCGCCTCAGCTTCATCCGGGAACAGCGGACCGCAAGGGATGAGCGAACGGCCCTCCACGATGCGCCGCTCCCAGTCGGTGCAGCTAGTATCCCACGCTATCATTTATTATGAACGACCAGCTTTGGCGGCGTTGGCGGAGCGAATTTGCCGGCGACATTCTGGGCGGCAATCTGCTGTTCTTCTTTCTTGCCTAGTTTCGGCGCCTTGGTCTCCCGAGCTTTTACGGTCTCGGCAGCGGAAGACACTCGCCCCATCTCCTCGAGCTTCTTCTGCGCGGCTACGTTTCCATCACGAGCCGACTTGAACAGAAGGCCGATAATTTCCTTCCGGCGCTGAGCGTGACCATCGGCGAGTTCATTGGCGAAGTGCTTGCGCAAAGTGTCAGGATCAATTCCTAGAGCGCGGGCGATCATGTTGTCGCTTTCGCCAACGAATTTCATTTCCTCGACCGTCTGTCGATCCTCCAGAGAAGGACGATACGTGGGCCGTCCTACCTTCGAAGAGCGCTTAGGTTTTTCGGTCATTTTCTATCTTTCAGCGAAAATTCCGGAACGACGGAAAAAAAAGTGCGAATGCGAGGCACGCGGGTCTAGGCCGGATCATGTTCAGCGAAGTGTCAAGCCCCCCCGCCGAGGAGACGTTGGGAACTGCTGGTTACTGCGAAGTGATAGGCATATTAATCTAATCTCAGTCCCGATCGAGTAGATGTGTCCCTACAACCGTAATCGAATGGCAGGGTTGATAGATTGTTTCCAAACTCTTCAGCACTGTGATCGGATGGGCATGAAGTACATAGTTCGACTTCTTGACAAATCGGCCATCGCCGCGTGCTTGCTTGCGGGCGCAGCGACCACCGCACTCGCGATGATGGGAGCGCGAAGTATCGCACTTTCCCTCGCCCAATCCGATGTCGCCGAATATGCCAGCAATCTGCTAAAGAGGGCTGAGGGGATCGCCCTTGAGACTAACAACGCGCTTGCCGAAGCAAACCATGTTGAAGGTGAGCCATGCGGGTCAACTGACCTCGATAATATGAGAAGAATCGCTTTCACCGCACGCTATATCAAGGATGTCGGGAGGGTGAACGATCAGAAGCTTATGTGCTCGAGCTATCTGGGCGTCGTAACGCCGCCCTTCGTCAACCCGCCACCGGATATCATTACTGAGGACGGTCACAAAATTTGGGGGAATGCATCGCTCCGATTGGCAGATGGGGTTACTGCCTTGGTGATCGAGGCCGGCAATGCAAATGTGGTGACCGATCCTTCCGCATTTTTGGACTTGGTTCGTTACCCCTATCGCTACTCCGTCGCCATCATCGATCCCGAGAAGGGCCATGTATTGCGATCATGGGGGCAGCCCGTGGTCGATGAGAGTATCTTGGTGGCGCGTAAGGATACTTCTACTGACACTGCTACGGATATCATCCATATTGATTGTTCGAAGGTATACTTTCTTTGCAGTGTGGCGGCGTTAAACAAGCGCGAAGCCATAGCGCGGCAATCGACATTCATTCTTGGCTTTGGTGCACTCGGATTTCTGCTCGGTGGATTCTTAACTTTGGTGGGCTTCCTGCTCTACCGAACGCAAAAGCCCTTGGCAGCGCGATTGAAGGATGCGTTGCGCTCGAATGAATTATCCTTGATGTTTCAACCCATTGTGGATTTACGGTCAGGGCGCATGGTTTCCGCTGAGGCGCTGGTGCGGTGGACAGATCGTCAGGGCAACAACATTCCTCCCGACATTTTTGTGGCCGAAGCGGAGGCTCATGGAACGGCAGGCGAAATTACCACCTATGTGCTTAGGGAGGTAGGCAGGACTGCCAGGCTTTTGCTCAGCGAGCATCGGGATTTCGTCATCACAGTCAACATTGTCGCGTCGGATCTGAGCGATCCCAACTTCTACGCGACACTCGACCAGACCATTAGCCTGTTTGGCATTCATCGAAATCAAATCGGACTGGAGTTGACCGAACGTTCCACGGCACGCTTGGATATCGCCGTTCCAGCCATCGCACGGCTGCAACAACTGGGTCATCCTGTTTACCTCGATGATTTTGGCACCGGCTATTCCAGCCTCGCACACCTCCAGGAACTCAAGGTCAATGTCATAAAGCTGGATCGAGCCTTTACGAACAGCGTAGGCACCGAGTCTGTGAAGGTCTCGATCGTGCCGCAAATCCTCGGAATGGCAAATTCACTAGGACTTGGAGTTGTCGTCGAGGGGATCGAAACTGAGGCGCAGTATAGTTTTTTTGCATCTGCGAGCCCCCATTGTTGTGGACAAGGCTGGCTTATCTCCCGTCCAATGCCTTTCGACCGCTTGATTTCCTTCAAGGCCGATCATTGAACACGGTTCAGAACCGCCTCTCCTGCCTTTGCTTGTCGCTGTCGTGGCAGGTCTTGCACACGCACTGAAGGTTGGTGTCCTTCCAGAACAGGTACTCACTGCCTCGATGAGGTGTCTTGTGGTCAGCTACCAATTGGGATGTATTGGGCTCCATCTTCCAGCACATCTGGCAGGTGAACAGGTCTCGGACGAGGACTGACATCCGCAGCTTTTGCCAACGAGCCGTCTTGTACCACTTGCGCCAAGGTTGGGTGTCATCTCTATGTCGAGTGCGCTCTGCCTCGTTGCCTGGCGTGTATCGCTTGAGGCGAGGCGCTATCAACCCGACCTTGGGCTTGAGGGTGGTCAACGCCATCAGCTTCACCAATCCACTGTTCTATAGTTCCACTATGGTAGGCCATCTTTATTTGGATGAGCGCGCATGACATAGTGTCGTCAACCTCAGATCCCAAAGGGCCCTTGCTTTAGCCAAGCGAGCCACCCTCTAAGGTCAGTCTGGGGCCCGTACCAGATCGAATGGAACCGCTTGGGCCAACGGCACGGCGACAATTCACTCGGCACCCTGGAGGCTTACGGGATCTGCGGAACGCGGTTCGAAACGCTGGATGCGGGCCGATGCACTCATGAACGGCGGCTTATCCGTTCGATGGGCATGTTTCACGAAACCTTTTGGTCTCGTGGCCACGACGACCGAGGGCTTATCCAATGTGGAAAAGAACCACGGTTAAAGTAACGATAACGATCAGTTTGGCACCTTGCCTCTTCGGCATCGCCGCCATTTTGAGAGTGCTGCTTTAAGCAGGGCGCCGGGAGCAATCCTGGCGCTTTCGTATTTAATCCCACTTTCCCAATTCACAGCCCGTACATGAATGTTCGCGGCGGCTGTTTCCGGCGATCCGGTACGATTGAAAGACTTGTTCCTATCGTGGGTTGGGTAGGTCAAAGGAGCGCCGCTTATTTACTAGGTGGAGACGACGACCGTTTCATGCTGCCTCCAGCCAATCGAGTTTCGCGAACTGTTCGTCTCCCGTAAGTCGGAAGATAACAGCAGCGGATGGATAATCTTCAGGATAGGCGCCGATCGACTGCAGCCAGCGGCATTGAACCTCGATGGCCTGCTTTTCGCAGAACGGCCGATCGTTGAACTGCTGGACGTAGTGAGCCAACTCATGGACGAGGACGCCCTGATCGAAGCATCCGCCGTTCCAACGTTTGAGCGCTACCACCTTAATGTGGAAGATGAACTGACCAAGGCTGGTCATTCCCGTATCAAGCCTGATCTGCGGCAGAACCGCCGGGCTTTGCATCCGTAGCAGTCTGGCAACGAAGGCCATCATCTCCGTAGCCTGCACGATAGTCAGGCGCTCAGCGTCCTTAAGCGATATCCATAGTTCGAGCCTGGCAAGCGCTTCGATGAAGTTCATGCCAAGGCTCCAAATGAAAAACCCCGCACAAGGCGGGGCTGATTGGCGTCACCCGCGCGGAGCGGATGACCAGTGCAAATGCCCTTTGGGCCATGCACAAAACATCGGCTTCGGCAAAGACATCCTGTGTCACCGGCTTGCGCCGTCTTCCACCTGTCAGCGTATCTTTCCGCCGTGTCATCGCGGGCCCGTGCCGCGCCACCTACTAACGCCCTCCGCTTTCGACCTTTGGTCTAGGCTTCAACGAACGCTTTCGCTCGGGATCTATGCCGCCTGCTTCTTGAGCATCGCTGCCCGGCGCCGGCGTCTCTGTTCGTTGCGCTTATCGGCCCAACTGAAATCGTGTTTCGCATCGGTAATGAAAGGTTGGAATGCGTCATCATCGGCCCATGATGTGATCCCTTTCGATTGACGCGGTTCTGTGATGTTATCTGCAAAGTAGTCTGTTTCGGGGTCGCCAAGCAACAGGCCGTTTTCCAGAATATCGTTATGCAACAATACATTGCCGCTTAAGGATGATAGAATTCGCGCGATTGCCCTATCTTTGCGTCGTCTTCCGGTCTCAGGATGAATACCCATCTGGAAACATACATCCTTGAAGATTTTCTTGCTAGCCATGCAATAGGCCCACTGCGACAGGCAGCAACGCTCTCCCTCATTCTTGACGAGCGCCAGCCATCCGAGCGCCTCTTCTGCCTCCGATACCTGCCTGGCGGTCGGCCGGCGTGAAAGGCTGTCCCAGAAGTCCTTACGCTCCTCGGCGAGGCGTTCGCTTCCCCAGCCGTTCTTATCTGCCTGATCGTGAACATACGGCATTGACTGAGCCTTGAGCGGCTTGGGCCCGACTGGATCAACGCTATTGCGCCGGATCTCGTAGGCCTCGATCAATCGTTCTGCGATGTCACCAGCGTTCATGGCATTCTCCTGCGATCGTCGAATAGGTCAGGCTGCTTTGCTCGAGAGCCGAACCGGCGATAGATGCGCTCGGTCAACATGCCTGCGAGCGAATGCCTAAGCCTTACCACACCGCGAAGGCATTCGTTATTGACATATTGGAGTTCTCCCACCGGCATTGCATCGAAACAGGCGAGCCATTCGCTGGTTTCCTTCTCGACAAGCTGGGGAAACGCACGGATGAGGTCTGACACGCACCAGAGCGTTACAGCGTCGAGGCTCGCCCGATTGTTCTCGGTTTCCGCCAGGGTCGAGAGAACCATTCTGAGGTGTCCCTCACCGTAAGCGTTGAGGATGTGCAGCAAAGACGCCACCGCGCGCGTTTCGCCGGGCTCGGGATATTTGCTCTTGCCGATCAGCGAAACATCATACTCGGCTGATATGGAGGCAATGCGCGGGTCGATATCAACCATCCATACCCTCCAGCGGGAAGCGCTGTCGCAAGCGCCCGAACATGGGCTCGTTGTCTTCCCCAATGCAGTCGCTCGGCACTTCGACCATTTGCGACCGCGCGCGATCGTCAATCTCGGGCTCGCCAAAGTTGGTACGGTAGCAGACCGCCTCCCAAACGCCGGAATCCGACAATTCATATGCAAACCACATTCTCATACCTTCTGACCTTTTTGCAGAGAGCGCAGCACCGGCACTGCCGCCGCGCTCATCCAGAGTTTGCCAAGAACTTGCCCCGCGACGAAATCAAGTGATCCGAACGCCAGCCAAAGGAAAACAGCGCTATCGACGATCGAGCCTGCAAGGCCGCTTAATAGTACTGCGAGGCCGAGGCGCCGCTGACGCAATGGAGCGTAGACTGCAAGATCAGCAATCTCGGCGAAGGTGAATGCCGCCACTGATGCGACGACGAGTGCGGATGGCGCGAACAGCGCCGACAACACCGCGCCCAACGCTATCGCGAGAAGGGCGGCCTTTGCACCCAACCGCTCATGAACTACGTCTCGAAGGACGAGAGCCAGCCCAACCATAAGAACACCAGACGGTGCTGTAAGCCCAAATCCGACCGGAATGATGCACGGTCCATCCGGAATGCAAACTCCAACGCGACCAATCATCCAATTGGCCGCCGGGATCGTCGCAGCAAAACCGATAAAAGCTAAAAGACCGATCAAAGCACACCTCGCGTTGTTGTGATTTCAACACCGGTGTGAGTGGCGACAATCGTCTGGCGCCCGCCGAATGTACTCATCAAGTGATCTGCGAGAGCTTCATGAAACGTCGGCTCCGCGATCTCGCACGCTTTGGTGATATCCTCCGTCATAATTATATCGCGGGTCTCAATCACCAGCTCATAAAGGATTGCTGCGCCATCGACAGGGCATTTGGCGTTGAATTTGTATCGATAAACGTTCATGCGAACATGTCCTTTTGTTCAGCCCGCAGCGTCCAGCGTATCGGGCTTTGAATTGCATCGATCCGGCGCGCCATCCTTTCGGGGCATACCTCGTTTCCTTTGTTCTTGAAGTTTCGAGCGACGTTCACGCTATCAGCCGAGGCGAATGGCCAACGATCGCCGCAGAGCGCTAAACCGCGCAACATATGAACCCATGGGCGAAGGCCACGGCTCTCAAGAGCGTTAAAGGCCTCGTCGGCTCGTCGCTCCCATTTCTCCGATCCTACTTGCCAATAGGCGCCAGAGGATCCGAAGCAAAGGCGAGGCCAATGCTGCGCGAGGTCGATGAGGTAGGAAATCGGCAGCCCCATGTGCCAGACCGGAGCGCCAAGTTCGCGGGCGAATGGCCAAGCCGCTACAAGTGCGCGCTGCTGTTCAATCGTCCCGTCGATTACGTCGGGGATTACTGCCCAATGGGGATGTCCAAGAAGAGGCTCGAGCCAAGCATAGTATTTTGACCAATCGACGTTAGGAGCAACTATTCTATTCGCGGCAAGTTCGGCCTGCTTTTGATAGAACGTGAAAGCGCCATTGTCCCACATTATGGCTTGGCCGTTCGCAAGGCACCATTCTGCGTCTCTGGGCTCGGCGAAGGAAACGCAGAAGCTCTTTCCAGCCAGCTTAAGCAATTCCGATCGAGGTGTGACGGGGGTGCCGTGGTAATGGATCACGCCTTCGCCCTTTCTTTACGCTCGATCGTGATCGTGCGCCCCTTTATGAAGATGGCGCCGAACTGCTTCTCGGCCTCCGACTTCGCCGTGGGGAGGGTTTCACCATCACGGCGATATTCCCCATTGAAGTATTTGAGGAGGTTTTGCGTCACGGCGATCTGAGCCTCCAACTCGGTCGGGAAGACGAGCGGGCTGCCACCCTCGCCTTTGATCGGGCTTGGCCGCGAATCCCGCGCAAAGCGGAGCATGGCCCAATATCCGCCGTAGACCGGCCGCGTGTATCCTGCATAACAATTCATCAGAGAAGCCCCATGGGATTGGACAAAACTTCGTTGCGGTAGCTGCTGGGCTCACTCGACATCGAGCCCACCTCGTAAAACGTGGTCGTCGGACCGTCCCAGCCAACGTCAACATCGGCCGGCCATCTGGCTTCTCGAGACAGCGCCAGGACGAGCTTTGCCTTTGCCTGCTGGTCGGCGACCATCAACTCCCATATGCCGTGCAATTCGGTGCCTGGTGACGGCTCATGTTCCATCAGGAACACCGAGGGACGGAACGGGATGACGACGTGATCAGCATCTCGCTCGACGGCGCCGATCAGGTCGGTGTAGCGCGGCCGGCGCTGGAGTATCTGCTGGAGGAATTTCTCATTCAGCGGGCCGCGGTTCTCGCTGAACACGTTCTTTTTCAATTGAGCGCAGCCGATGACGGGACAATCTAACTCTCGCGCCAACTGCTTGAGCCGCATCGTGGCAACCTGGCCGAACTCCCAATCCGCCATGTTCTTCTCGTTCTTGCTCCGATCGAGCAGGCCTATGTGATCGATGATGATCAGGCCTTTGCCTTTCTTCTGGACGAAGTTGCGACACCGCTCCACCAGCATGTCGAGCGTCAGGCGCTTCTGTTGAATGTAGATCGGCTTGTCCCGGTTATCGTTCCGGAATTGCATGAGGCGCTCGTAATCTGCCTCCTGCACCTTGCCGCGCTTCTGGCGGTTGACCGATATCTTCGTCTCGCGGCTGGATTCGCGCATGGCAAGTTCTATCGCCGTCATTTCTCCGGAATACCACCACACCGGCGTGCCCTCGGTGGCCGCCCCCATGGCAATCTGACCAGCGAGCGCCGATTTACCCTGTTTCGTGGCGCCGCCGAGGATGATCAACTGGCCGCCGCAAAGCGGGCCGACGAGGCGCTCGAGTGGTGGAAGTCGATACGTGACGCCGACCGCTTTCTTGCCGCTGTAGGCCGTGCTTGTGCCGGCCAATGCATCGTCGAGAGCATCTGCAAACGAAGTCGCACCATAGACCGTGTCTTCATCCGACAGGGCGCTCGAGATTGCCGATATCGCCTGCTCGCCGAGTTCCTTCGGGCTCACATTGGGCGCGCGGTTCCGGACTGCCTTTATGAGATCCTCGGCACCGTTGATCAGCGATCGATCGACAGCGAGATCGTAAATCTCGTTGGCATAGGTCGGCGCCATCATTGCCGGCATGGCCTCGGCTGCCATCTTGGCAAGGTATTGGGAAACGGTCATCTGCCCGATTTTGTAATCTTCCGGCAGGTAGGACTTGATCGTGATCGGGTTCGCTACCTTGCCGGCGCGGATCATCTTCGACGCATTGTCATAGATGGCTCGATGCAGCGGCTCATAGAAATGCTCGGGGAGGAGTTGCCCAGAGATAAGACCGAACGCCTCGTTGTTGATCAGGAGCGCGCCGAGGAGAAGCTGCTCAACCTCGATATTGCAAATCTCGTTCATGCGGCTGCCTCAAACAAGTCTATCGGGAAGGGTCTGCCCCACTGGTCGGCCATCGCTTCGGCAATGCCGGGGAAGAAGCGGGACCGCTCGCGCCAACGATCGGGACCGGGCGGCATGCGGTGAACACGCTGCTCGCGGCCTTCAACTACATTCGTCGGAGTCAGTGGCGGGAGGTTCTTGAGCCAAAAGCATGTGCGCTTGGTCTCACCATGGCCGAACTGCCACGGCTGAACCGATTGCGCTGGCTCCTGATAATTCTCGATTAGCGCTTTCGCGTGTCGATGCATGACGGGATTTTCAACGCATATCCGGTCGATCGGCGCATTCCAGAATGCCGAAAACAGCGCCGCGCCTTCGCGAAGCTCGACCTGCATCTGATCGGCAGTCTTCCCCGGTGGCGGCACTGAAAGCCAGCGAACTCCTGAATTGCACAGGCGGGTGCAAGGTGGGTGCGCGACCATAAGCAAATCCCAGCCATCATTCAGGATGTCGCGAGCATCGCCGACTATATGTTTGTTGCTGCGATCATCGGCCGGCAGCAGATCACATGACCATGCATCATGCCCTTTCGCGGCAAATGCGCGACGCACCGTTCCAGAAAACTCGCAAGCGACGAGGACGCGAAGCTCTTTCATGCCGCCACCGCAAGGTCGAGTTTCTTCTGAGCGCGCTTCTCGGCGGTCTTGGCCTTCTTTTCAGCCTTGAGCCGGTCCTGGCGTTTCTTCCCGCCCTGAACCATCCAGAACATCATTCCGATCGCGTCGGCCTCGTTGTCGTTCTTGGGGAACAGCCGGCGCCGCTCACATTCTGCGAGAACCGCCTTCTTGAGCCAGTCGCGCCGCTCCTTGGTGTCCCTGATGGCCTTCGGCGCCTGAGTGACGCCGATAAATGCTGCGCGCCAACCGGTCGTCGTCACCGTGCGGGGATAGGTGAGCCGCCGGCGCTCGCAGATAATCTCGAGGGTGGTCAACCATCCCGCCGCCATCTGCCTGGACGCTTCCGAGCGTTGGGCGCCGTAGGCCTCGGCCTCGAGGACGATCTCAAGATCCTGCTCATCGATGCCATGTGACCGGCGAAGGTCGGCGAGGCATTCCCAGAGCTTGAGATAAAATTGACCGCGGCGAAGGTTTTTGCCGAGGTTCCAAGTCCCATAGAACAGGAGCTCGTTGATTGCGTAGGGCTCATCGCGCTCTGGCATCTCGGTTTTGTCGAGGTAGAGACACCAGCCGAAGGCCGTTGATGGATCAAGCGCCAGTTTGTGCACCCTAATACTCCACTGCGTTTTGAAGGCTGAAAAGGTCGAGAGCGTCCTCTGACCGGATGAGGATCAGGCCGCGATAAGCGATCTCGCGATTGATGCGGTTGACCGAGTGCGCGAACTGGACGTATGCGCCGACCGGATGCTCTGTCGTGCTGTCGAACCCGCAGGCTTTCATCGCCACGTTGCGATCGATCCATTTGCCTTTGCGGTCATAGAAATAGGCCAGCAGCGAGCGATCGAGAGGGTTATCAAGTCGGTTCTGGTTGTAAGCGAGGTTCATCCTGCAGCCTCCGCAAACAGCGTTGATTGGCGGGCATCGGAATGGCGATCGAGCATTCGGAGAACGGTCTCGCCTTTGTGCTTCACGTCCCAGACAAACCAGGCGTTGAGCATCGGCGGGGCGCCCTGACCGGTAAAATCGATCTTCCAACGCATCAGGTAGACGCGCGCCGGCGGATGTTGCGCCCAGAGCCGTTCGTGGCCGCCCGCGCCAGGCCATGACCAATTCATCAGCAGGGCCATGTATTCGACCTGCAGCGTCTCCAACGCGTGCCAAATCCAGCGGCCCTTACCGTCGCGGCTGTTGCATTCGTTGAATGGTGGATTGGTCACGATCGCGTATGACGGGAACGTCTCGAGGGTGAAGTCGTAGAAATTCTTGATCACCGCACCGAACCCGCGATCGACCAGATCGGACGCAAATACGTCGAGGCCGAGGGCTTCCATCTCGCGGACCATGGCGCCATCGCCGGCGGCCGGCTCAGCTATCGTGCGGAAGTCACGCAGCCGCTCGAGCTCGGCGTGAAGCAATGCCCGGGTCGGCTCTGGCGGCGTCGGGTAGAAATCCTCAGTCTCGCGCTCAAGGTGCTCGACCTTCTCATAGGAGCCGTCGAGACTGCGCTGGACAACCGGCTTTGACTTCTTGCCGGTGGCGCGAAACAGGCCGCGTGCGGAAGGCGCGTTCATAGCTGCATCTCGATCGCGACATATGGAAGGAGGATGAGGCTGGCGAGAATTGCGGATGCGATCAGCAAAACGACAATCTCCCAGGCTCTAACTGGTGTGCGATTGTCGTTCATGCGGCGTCCTCGCGCCGTACGATCGACCGACAACGATTCGACATAAGTTGGATATGCCCGCGCTCCTCGAGCCGATGAACCATGTTGAATGCCGCCGAAGGAGCAACGCCGAGCGCCTCCGCGGTTTCCCGGAAGGTCGGCGCGATGCCGTGTTTGTCGTGGAAGTCCTTTAAGAACTGCAGCGCGTTGGCTTGGCGCTTGGTCAATCCGGCAGGTTCATGGCGATATTGCTTCACAATCTCTCGGGCCAGCGCTGGACTCACAGCTATGATGCGCTTGGCCCGTTCCTGAATGTCGTCCATGGCCGCTACTCCGCTGCGGCCGGAAAGTCCGGATCACCGGCCTCGTCGTCGTCGGATTCATCTTCGCCGGCCATCTTGGCGTTGATTTTCTCCATCGCGCTCTGGAGGTTGTCGCGCATGATGGCTTGGCCCTTGTCCCAGCCGCGCAGCCAGGCAAGATCCTCATTCGATCCCTTGTCGTAAGGGCTGATCGCATCCTTGCCAGCAAGACCAGCAAGCTCGCCCTCGCCTTCGATGCGCTCGATCGCCGGCGCCCGATCGCGGAGCAGATCAGACTGAAAGCCGGGAATGACATTGAGCCATGTCAGCACCTCGCCGTGGGCAAGGAAGCGATCGGTAATCGTAACTCTGTCCTCTGCATTGAGGGTCTTGATCGCGTAATCGAGATCGCCGACCACGATCTTGTCAGCCTGGGCGAGCTTGGCGTCGGCCTTTTTCGCTGCGTTCACTTCCTCGATGACTGCATTGTGCGCGATGCGCTTGCGCATGTGGTGGAAGAACAAGGCCTTCCGTTCGGTTTCCGTGAGTTCCTTCGAATTGTGTCCAGTCGACGACATGCTCAATCCCTTCTACGTTGTTGCCGCTTCTCCCATTCGAGCAGCAGCCATTCTCGAGCCCGCTTAAGCAGACTTTTGATGAGCCTCATTGGTGATCCTTAGTGTCTGCCGCTGCTCGCGCATCGCGTCGGCGGCCTTCTCATTTCGCTCGCACATATCCTCGTATGCGAGCATCAGTGACCGGTAGACTGAACCGGCCACGTCCTTCATCTCTGCAGTCTTGTATTGAAGTCGGTAGAGATAGCTTTCGGGAACGCCCGTCTTCTTTGAAAGCCGGTATCTGACAGGCCCGTCACGGTCCTTGCGACCGCGCCATTCGGCTTCCATCAGTGCATCAGCCCATTGTTTTGCTTCGGTTAACGCGGTTGTACTCATGCTGTCCTCGGAAATCCTTTTTCCGTTTTCGGAAACTCTTTTGCCGTACATTCTTCCCATCCTTCGATACGTTCTGAGGCATCGAAACGATGGGGTTTTGAAAGGAACTGAGATGAAGCTGCAGCGGACAAACGGTCGCCAAACTCAAAAGCCGATGCAGTTGGAGTTGTTTTCACGGGCGGAATCTCGCCCGAGCAAAATGGAAAAGTCCGGAAACGGTGGCTACGGCCACCGCCAGCGGCCAGCAAATGACAACTGCCCCTTCACGCAGGCCGTAAGGCGCGTCCCTGCCCACCGCAGAAGCGGCCCCGATAACGCCTAAAAGATAGAGCGCGATCGACGTCATCATTTGGAATTCTCATATTCGGAAGGATCAATCGTGCGGACGTCAGAAGCCGCACCAAACGTACCGAGTTGCTTGGTACGAAACTTGCGCGTGCCCTGCGGATCAAACGTTGCCGCGGCTCCTGTTCGGAGCCAGGCCGGCGCTTTCCCAGCGGCACGGCGCATTTTCTTTTGGGAGAACTTTCTCATGCCGCTTCTCCCGCTCTTGCAAGGCGATTGGCCTCGAACAATTCCTGCGGTGTGGTTGCGGTGAGAGACATCAGGAGCGGCCAATGACGATCAGGTATGCCAATAGACGGCCATTTGTAGACGGCGTCCCTTGTAAGGGCCCCGTGGCTGGCTTCCATGATGGCTCTGGGTCCACCGGCGGATTTGATGATGTCAGCGATCTGTCTCATGTCTCAATTAATACGGAATTTAATTCCTATAATCAAGCCTCAAATTCACTAACACTGAATTTTCTTCCGAATTATCGTCAGCGCATGTCTTGGAACAAACGATTATTGGATTCCCTCGCTACAAAGGGATGGACGAAAGCTGAGCTGCAGCGCCGCTCCGGCGTGCCGTACGACAACATCCTGAAATACTTGGCAGGCAAAGTTGATCAGCCTCGAGGCGACATTCTCGCCAAGCTCGCAGAAGCGCTTGAGGTCGATCCACTATGGCTCGAAAAGGGCGTTGATCATAACTCTCAAATCAAACATGTGCGGCTGATTGGTTATGTCGGAGCCGGGCAAGCGGTCTATCCTATCGATGACGGCGCAGACGACGAGGTAGAAGCGCCGGCCGATGCTCACCCTTCGACTGTTGCTGCAAAAGTCCGCGGCGAGTCCATGCTTCCCTTGTTTCAAGAGGGCTGGATAATTTACTGGTCGCGGCATTTACCGGCTGGAGAACTGGTCAACCAGCTTTGCGTCGTCCAACTTTCGGATGGACGAATAATGGTGAAAACTCTGAGAAGCGGATCTCAACCGGGGCTTTGGCTGCTGACAAGTTTCAACGCCGCCGATATCGTCGATGTTCCCGTTGAATGGGCCGCTCCAATTGATTGGATTAAACCACGATAATGGACCCGGTTCGTCTCATAGTTGTCATGGCCTTTACCCGTTCCGATGAGGGAGATCTCGCTCCTTCTTTTGAGGCTATACAATTCGACAGCGAAGATCGCGCGATGCGCAGCGCCCGCGAGTTGGCGGGCAAGCATGACGGTGTTCTCGCCTGGGCGCGTGACGCTCAACCTGATGTTGGTGAATACGGGCCGCCGACGGTACTATTTCAGTCCGGCCAAGTGCCTGAGATGGAATGAGTTCAGCGTGAGTGCGCGTGTTTGATAGTACTGAACCCTATTCACTTAACCTTCCTTTCTATCTCTTCTCTCTTCAGGGGATTTCTCAGGAACGATTAGGCTTTAAGGAAACGGCGTAGTAATCCCTTGGAGCCGGAATATCCGACCCAAGGAAACTACACGTCTTCAGGACTCGATTGAGTATTCTGAGGTATCCGTGCATCCCCGCCAAGCCATATGTCGGCCCGTCCCACCTGCGGATCATGGTCGGCTTTTATTGGCTGGTGAGCCTCATGCGCCGGGACCGATCTCCCGTTGTCGTCGCGCCTTCCCTTCAACCTGATTGCCGGTTGACCGCTTGAGTCCCTTGCCTTCGACGCTGCCATGGACCGGCAAACCACTCCCCTACTGCACCTGCGTTACAGACTTGTCCGCTTCGCCGTGAGGCCGTCCCTTTCAGGATAGGCATTCCATGGAGATCACCAAAAAGCATCTGGTAATTTGTCAGGCATAGCCCTCGCTATGGCCTTGCGTCAACAATAAATCGGAATTTAATTCATATTTATGTTGCATGCGGAATTTAATTCCTATACGTTGGCTTCATCAACTCAAATGGGGCCGACGATGACCAACCCTCACCAATACCTCTTAGGAACGGCATTTATCGTCGCCGCTGTCACTGCTTCGCTGCAGTTGAGCGGCTGCTCGACGATCGGTGACTACAAGCCCGACGCTAATGACAAGTGCATCGAGACCTACGTTTGGAACACGACTGCGAACAGCGGCGGTGGGCCATTGCTCTGCCCCGGCTGGTATCGCGAGCGCCAGGCTTTAGACCGCAAGGTCGCGAGGGCCAGCAAATGAATGAGGTCCTCGCCAATTCAGCGTTTCACGCCATCAACGGCGCATTGAAGCCCGTCACGATCGAGATGATCTGCTCAAAGTTGAGCAACGGCCGCCACACTCTCTCAGTGCTTGAGCAGGCTTTCAACATGCCGCGGGATACCGAGGTCAATATTGCGCTGCGCTGGCTCAATCGCCTGATCGAATCTCAGGTCGCTCTCAGGCAGGCAGGTCATCAAGCATACGACAGTCTGCGCCTCAAGAACCTTGTCGACCACAAGAACGCCCTCGGTATCGGGCTGCTGATGAGGAGTAAGCACTGATGGAACTCCTCCCAATCCCTATCGTCCTCGCCGGTCTGTTCGCTGCGGTTGTTTTCGCAGGCGACGTGGATGCGGCTTACGAAGCTTCAAAAGTGGAGATCGACCAATGAACCGCCGGTTCGAGCAGCAGCACGATCGCATCCTTATTCACGAAATCAGAGAGAACCGCGCTCACCGCGCCGCCTGGTGCTTTCACATCGCGATTGCGGTCATGGGGCTCTGCTTCATCGCCGGCTCGCTGGTGAAGATGCCGTAAGCCACTGCCCCGAAGAAGGAAATCAACATGACAGACACATTTCAATCCATCGGTGGCCTTTCGGCTGTCGTCGTCACGCGCTGGGCCTGGTGGCAGGAAGCTTTGAAGGGCAGATTTGGCCCGATCCATTCCGAGCCCGAACAGGGATATTTCCGCACCCGCAAGAAAGACGGCCCATGGGAGCCGGTTGCAATCTGGTGGGATGAGGAGGTCGGCGGCTGGCTGGCATATCGCAATGGCCGCGACGTACCGGCCGATGAGATTTGGACGTGGTGCTGCCGCAACCCGATCACCCATGAGGCCTATGAAAAGGCAATGGCCGGCGGCGGGTTTGACGACGAGCCGCAACAGGCCGCCGCGCCAGTCGGCCACAATTCCGGCGATGCTGATCCGTTCGAGGCGATCAAGATTGAGCTCGCCGGCGAAAAGGAAATGGCCGAATCCTTCCTCAAAAGCGAGGTGAAGACGCAGGCGCAAGCCGACAAGGCCGGCATCTGGGCGAAGCGGATGACCGATCTCGCCAAGCGCGCCGACAACCTCCGTGTCATCGAGAAGGAGCCGCATCTGGCAGCGTCGCGAGAGGTCGACGATAAATGGCGGGATCCGATCGCCGATGCGAAGGATTTTGCGAACAAGCTCAAGCGCCACGTTGAGCCTTTCCTGATCGCCGAGAAGCGCAAGCAGGAGGAACAGCAGCGCAAGGCCCGCGAGGAAGCCGAGAAGCAGCGCCAGCAGGCGGCCCAGGCCGAGAGCGAGGAACAGCGCGTCGAAGCGCTCCAGAAGGCGGAACAAGCCGAAAAGCAGGCCGAGGCGCGCAACGCCAGCGCCGGGCGCACCGGTGCCCGCGTGTCGGTTCGGGTCGAGAAGGTCGGCGCCGTCACTGATTACGCCAAGGCCGCCGCCGCCCTCGTCGCCATGAACCATAAGGATCTCCTCACGGTGATCGACACTCTGGCCCAGCGAGCCGCCAAGGCCGGGATGCCCTTCGACGGCATGGAAATCAAGCAAGTGGAGAAAGTCGTATGAACGCGCTAGTCGAACACGAAACCCCGAGGCTTCCCTCGCTGCAGTCAGGCGGCCAGGTTCGAGCGATCGTCCCGCAGGACTTCGAAGGTGCATGGCGCATCGCAACGGCGGTCTGCAAGGCCGGGATGGCGCCGAAAGGCCTCGACACCCCAGAGAAAGCGATGGTCGCCATCATGCACGGAATGGAAGTCGGCATGACGCCGATGGCCGCCCTGCAGTCGATCGCGGTCGTCAATGGCCGCCCCACGATCTGGGGTGATGGGGCGATCGGCCTAGTGCGAGGATCCGGCAAGTGTGAATGGATCAAGGAGCGCATCGAGGGCGAAGGCGACAAGATGGTTGCCATCTGCGAGGCCAAGCGCAAGGGCGAGGCAGACCCGCTCAAGGGCCGGTTCTCGATCGACGATGCGAAAAAGGCCGGTCTCTGGGGTAAGTCAGGGCCATGGCAGCAGTATCCGAAACGTATGCTTTCCATGCGCGCCCGAGCCTTTGCGCTCCGCGACGGATTTGCCGATGTGCTTCGCGGCCTTGGAATTGCCGAGGAGGTTCAAGACCACCAGCCCATCCGCGACGTCACGCCAGCCACGGCCCAGCGCACGCCACCTAAGCCGCCGGCGCCGCCCGCGATCGAACAGGAGGAGCAACCCGCCACCGTCGTTGACGCCGAGGTCGAGACCACTGTCGAGCAAGAGGACTTCAACGGAGACATCACCGAGAATGGCGAGATAGTCGACGATACCGCGTTCTTCGAGCGCCTCGAGGAGAATCTCGCAGTCGCTCAGGATGAGGCAAGCATCGAGGAGGTCTGGACCGAAGCAGACCCGATGGCTCGCTTTGAAGGCGACGAGACCAATCAATCGATTGCACTCGCGATCAAGAAGCGCGCCTTGAAGCGGATCGGAGGCTAACGTGACCAAGCATGAAGCCCCGCCGTTCAACATGGTAATCGAGGCAGGCCGGTTAATTCCGGCCACTCCATACGATGCGGAACGCCTCGACAGCTATCGCCGCGGCACCAGGGTGAAGGTTCGCTTTACCGAGGAGAAAGACCGCGTTCTCGTGCGCAAGTGGTGGGCGATCGTCGGCAAAGCGGTGAAAGAGTGCAACACGCCTTGGCAGACGCGCGACGAGGCCAGCGAGGCGATCAAGCTTGCGCTGGGAATCGTCAATCTGGCGAAGACGGTCAGCGGCGCTTTCATGCAGTATCCGAAGAGCCTCACAGAATTGACGGATCCTGAATTGCAGGAAGCCGTCGAGCAGATGATGGCGCTTATTCATCGCATCACTGGAGTCGATCCGGACGAGTGGCGCAAGGAGGTCGGCGACCTCGGCCGTGATGATGAAACCAATATCGAACCGTCGGAGACTCCCCATGCCTCCGATGCAGGAAACGATGCTGCCCCAAACGGCGTCGTTTCCGACCATTCCGCGCAAGCGGCCACAGAGCCCGGCGATTCCTCGTCTCCTCCCACCGCGGAATTGTCGGGCTCTACCTCTCTAACCGATGAAGATAAGGGCCATCTCCTCGCCTTCATCCGGCGATTGAAAGCCTCGATCGGCGACGACGAGACTGTTGTTCTCGCGACCGGTCACAGTTTCGCGGCAGAGGGCCGAAAGCTTTCCCCATTGGGTGTCGCGAAGGCCAAGAAGCTCGTTGAGCTCTTCAAAGCTGTCTGCCGTGGCGGTCGCCGGGAAGCCGAGGTCATCGAGGAAGCCTGCGGCATTGCTCAAGTCGACGTGCTCGAATTGGGGATCAACCTATGACTGACCGTCCAATCCTTTTCAGCGCTCCGATGGTCCAAGCACTTCTTGCCGGCCGGAAGACGCAGACACGGCGGGTCATCAAGCCACGCGGTCACGCAAGCCTGTTCGATGGATCGTGGACCGATGACTATGTGCTCGATCCCGGTAACGCCTCATGGCGCGCGAGCGAATTGCGGTTCGCCATTGGCGACCGGCTCTATGTCCGCGAGCATTGGCGCACGTTTGCCAGTCTCGACGTCACGCCACCTCGCGATCTGTGGTCACCTAACTGCGGCCATGGGGCCGGCATTCTCTATATTGCGGATGGCTTCGGACTCGCGGTTACCCGAGAAGGTCAGCGTTGGTCTGGCGATCGAGACGATCCAGCAGCATTCGGCAAGCATCGGCACGCCATGCATATGCCGCGTTGGGCTTCCCGTCTCACGCTCATCGTCACCGATGTTCGCGCGGAGCGGCTGCAGGATTGTAGTGAGGCGGACGCCCGGGATGAAGGCATCGACATCGTTGAGCATGACGATAGTAGCTGGGTTTTTCCCGTGCCGGGAACGGAAGACTACGAGCGCGATGCGGTGAAGGCGTACGCGTCCCTTTGGGACCGAATAAACGGCGCGGGATCATGGGAATCCAATCCATGGGTGGTCGCTCTCACCTTCGATGTCCTCAAGCAGAACATTGACGAGGTGCGCTGATGGCCCGCCAAGTCAACGAGTGGATCGGAAAGTCGGATGACACGAGGGCCCCGCCCCGCGTGCGCCAGCGCATCTATGACCGGGACAGTGGCGTCTGCCATCTCTGCAAGCTGCAGATCAAGACGGGCGAGACGTGGCAAGCCGATCACGTTGTGGCCCTGATCAATGGCGGGAAGAATGCCGAGAGCAATCTCGCGCCGGCGCATTCTCATTGTCACCTCGGCAAGACAGCGCTGGACGTCAAGGAGAAGGCCAAGGTCGCTAAGGTGCGCGCCAAGCACACCGGCGTCACTCGGCCGAAGGGCTCGGTCAAATCCGCCGGATTCGCGAAGGTTGTCAAAGCCAAGCCGGCTCACACCAAGTCCCTCACGCCTCGCCGTTTATTCGAAAGGATCGAACCATGATGTACGGGCAGCGCTTCAAAGGCTGGCTTAGCGACTTCACCGTGATCGCCGGGCCGTTCGTTGTCGTCGGCCTTATCCTGCTGGCTGCTTTTGTGAGGTGCGTAGGATGAAAATCACCGATGCCCTTCGCGTTCTCATTTCGGAGGGGAAGCCCGAATGACAGAAAAACTCCGCTTCACCCGAGCCCAGATTCGCTGCGTAGCCTCGATCGCGAGGACTGAAGGTGTTGGTGTAAAGCTCAATCCTGACGGGTCGATTGTTGTTTTCCCCGATGTTCACAAACCGGAAACGGTTGACGAGAGCGACGATAAAGACCTTGATCGCGAATTGGCTGCGTTCGAGGCAAAGCATGGCTACAATTAAATTGAAGGGCATCCATAAGGTTAAAGCCAAGGGGCGCGACTATTATTACGCCTGGCGTGGCGGCCCGAAGCTTGATGGCGAGCCGGGATCAGCCGAGTTCATGGACTCCTATAACGAGGCCATCGCAAGCCGGACTATGCCAGACACGGCAAAATTTCGCTCTCTGGTTGTAATCTACAAAGGAAGTCCAGATTATGCGAAGCTAGCCGATAGCACGAAACGCCAATGGTCGCGCTGGCTCGATCGCATCGCTGATCATTTCGGGACCTTGAGCATCGCTCAATTTGACCGGCCCCAGAAAATCCGTCCGATTATCCGAAAGTGGCGCGGGACGTATGCCCAGACGCCACGGACGGCCGATTATGGCATGCAGGTGCTATCGCGCGTCCTATCCTATGCGGTTGACCCCCTCGGGAAGATTACGTCGAACCCTTGCGAGGGCATCAAACAGATTTATGGCAACGATCGTGCTGCGATCATTTGGACGGATGAGGATATCAAGCAGCTTAAGACTGCAACAGATGACAAGGGCAACGCGACTTGCTCGCTTGAGGTTGGGCTTGCTGTTGATCTTGCAGCGCATACCGGCTTACGAGTTAGTGATCTGGTGCGCCTGTCCTGGTCACATGTCGGCGAGGACGCAATCGTCATCACAACAGGAAAGAGCAATCACAAGCGCGAGGCCGTGATCCCGCTCTTCGAGGATCTCCGGACGCTGCTCGATCGCGTTCCTAAACGTTCACCCGTCATCTTGACAAGCAGCCGTGGAACGCCATGGACGAGCGACGGCCTGGCATCATCGTTCCACACGGCAAAGACCGATGCTGGAATGAAGGGAAAGGACCTTCACTTCCATGACTTGCGGGGCACGGCTGCGACAAAATTCTATACCGCCGGCCTACCGGAGCGTGTCATTGCTGAGATTTTAGGTTGGGAAGAGGGCTCGGTGGCGAAAATTATTCGTCGCTATGTGGACAGGACTGCCGCCACAAAAGCCATCATTCGACAGATCGATGAGGCCAGAAAGAGAACATAG